CCGCCAAACTAGCCAATGTTGGTGATTTCTTGTACCACTTCACACCTTCCCACGTTCGTGTTGACGCGCCTTCGAGCGGTTGCTTCTGGTATCTCTGCAAGAACGAAGTGGTTTGCATCTGCAATGTTCGATATGTGTCGCCGACTGATGTTGGTTTGAATGGGATTATTCCGTCGGCGAGTGCTTTGTCGCGCATCGCATGATAAGCGTCCGCTGCACGCCAGTGGAGTTTGCCACCAGGTTGAATAGTTCGTAACAAAGTTTCAGGCAACGCACCAGGCTTGACGCCTTTTAGGTCTGCCGGCAAAGTTACTTTGACGATCGGCCAGTTCTTGGCATTCACTTCTTCTTGGCTCCGCTGAATGCTTCTTTGATTTCTTCGGAAGTCAGTTCACCGTCAACTGATGCTTGTGCGAGTTTCTGCACGACCGCGATGACAGCCATAGCACCAGCCATGATCGCCGACTTTGCGACCGAGATACCGATCACGGCACCTGTGGTGATTGCTGGTAGCGCGTTCGCCAAGAACAGCGAGAATAATCTTTGTGTCAGGTCAAGAAACTTTGCAATTGTTTGGTTCTGTTTAATCTTCACTTCTTCCACCATCGTTTTCTCCGTCCTTAGTAAGTACTCCTGCCAAGTGTAGTGCGAGCGATAGGAACGTAAATATCAACGCCCAGTTCTGCACAGTTCCTGACAAAGTCATGATAGTTATGGCTGACGCGCCCAGCGTGAAGCCGAGTGCAAACAATTCATCTTTCAATTTACGGATCATTATCTGTCTCTTCTTCGCAGGCTCGCTCCTACCGCCACCAGTGTATTTGATACGGCGAGCAGAGTTCTACGCTCACCGACAGGAATCGTCGATCCGACCATTTGGTATGAGTTGAATAGTCCAGAGAATACATTGATTGTTTCTTGGAACTTCTTCTTAACTTTGGTTGGTGCCTCATTTAACACTGCGACTAGTTCTTCGGCCACTTCGGCGGTCAGCTCGTCCACGACTATCTCTTCAAATATCGCTTCGGCTTGTTCTTCGGTCACTGCCGACAAAACCTCAGCACTTGACGCGATACTGACCGCCTGGTCGCTGGAGATGTCGGCGGTCAAAACCTGCTGGATTGTAGCCACAATTTGTGCCGGTGCCTGATCAGCCAACACCTGAACCATCTGTTCAACCTTGACATTGCTGATCGGCTGGTTCGGGATTATCTCCACTAGGGTCTTCTGTAATGAAAGCACTTTTGATTGTTCTTCTATTTGTTGGGTATCTTGGATTTGTTGTTTCGGTACTTCTAGCGGTACTGTTCCGAGAAGAGAAGTCTCAGATCGACTGGGAGCAAGAGAGGAAGGATCGGTTCTAGATGTTTCAGGTTGTGTCGTTCTTGGTGTCCGTTGTGGAATCGTTGTTTCGATTGGTGCTATTACCTGCACAAGTGTTGTTGGCATTATTGAAGTTGGTGGTGGTGGCAATGTTGTTTCTGGTGGCAGAGTTGTTGGCGGTATTGTCACTGACGGTTCTGTTCTTTCGGGAAGCACCGTTGTGGTGGATTGTTGCACACTTGGCGGTTCTGTCGGCTGTGCGATCGTGGTTAAAACTTCTACAGGCGCGATAGATGTTGTTGCAGTTGGTACAGGACGTGGCTCAGTGGTTGTGGTCGTCATGGGAATCGTTGTGGTCGTGGCTGGTTGAGTTGTTGTTGAAGATGTGGAAGTTTGCTCAGGAAGGGTTGATGTAGATGAAGTGGATGTCGCTGATGTCGTTGTCGTACTTGGCTCTAGTGTTGTGGTTGTTGTCGAAGTGGATGAAGTAGTAGTCGAAGTTGTAGTCGTGGTGGTCGGTGCTGCCTGAGTAGTGAACGCCGAGTCCGGCACAATCACGAAGCCTGCGCCATTGATACTCCAGGCGAGCAGGTAGCAGGCGTAGCCACCAGATTCGAAGAACCATCCGTCGAGCGGATATGTTCCTGCTGGTAGTGCGAAAGATGTTCTCGCCGACCATGAGCATCCTTTGAAGTTCCATGTGCCGAACTCAGGCGTGTCACCGATCTTTACCGTGCCACCGTCGTCAGCTGCGACCATGAAACTGATTGTCTGATTCTCTGGGATCGTGATCGCGCCGGTGTAATGAACCATGAAGTTGTCGTTGCCACATTGCTGGAATGGTTCACCGTCAAAGTTGCGGTTGATGTTGTTTTCTAACTCCGAACCACATTGCGGATACGCGATATCTGACTTGGTTGGCAGACCAGATATCAGATACCCGACCGCGTTCAGTCCTGCAACTGGGTCAGCCTTGGCAGGGTTTGGGAATAGTGCGAACAGTAAGGCTGGGATAGGTATCAGCCATCGAGTCAAGTTTCGTTTCACTTCGGTTCCATGTTCGGAATACTAGTTGTCCGACCAATAACCTACCGATCGCCTTTAGAAACAAAACACCCTCGAAATTAGAAAACAAAGACTCGCTAGTTAGACGAGTCTGAATCCAGACACCGAAGCATCTGGAGAAGAAACTTTATTCTTGCACTGGTGATTGAATCGTGCCGTTATCAGCCAAGAAACATTGTGCGTTCACTGATTGAGCCAAAGCCAAAGCATCTGACTGAGTTTTCACTGTCACATTCCAATCAGTCAATCCTGTTGTGTCCACATCATCTGACATGTAGCCAAGAACTGTATCGATGTCGAGCATCAGTCCACCTGATGCTGTGCCACCGGCTTCACGGATCGTCGGCTCAGGTGTCGTACCTTCAGGTCGTTTGATAGTCCAAGTTGCGTATTTCATTGCTGCAACTCCTTCGCTCGTTCTTGTTGCGCTTGAATCATTGGTTGGAGGACACCGATCTGGTCTAAGGCTTCCAAGTGCGCCCAACCAGCTCCACCAGCCATCACCTGAAGATTGGCTTGACGACTGAGTCGAGCCTGCCAATAGTCAGGTTGCGATTCATCTATCTGCTGCCTAGTGAAGTGAGGGATCGCGTCATACATTCTGATCAGTTCATCAAGTTCTCTACGCGCACCGATAGCGACAAGCCGTGTTCGTTCAAGTCCTAGTTCTCTGATGTCAGCATCTATCGCTTCTATCTCATCACCTGATGCACGGAGTTTGGCGATCTCTAACTCTGTTTTCTTGTTCGCCATTCCGACTTCTTTGATCGTGTAGTACAGGGCTTCTAGTTCTCTGCATACTTGAACGAATTGCATCTCTGGTGTGTCGTGTTGCCCGACCACGAAGCGTTGCAGTTGGTATGGAGTTCTAGGCATCTGACATTCAATGAATGAGAGTTGAATATCTTCACGCATCAGAACACACCGCAATCCGCAAACGCACCCACCACGTCGGCAGCCGTGGTCAAAGTGTCTGTGTACGATTCCATTAATTCGGTTACATGCGAAAACTTTTCTATCACATTCGTTCTCGTACCTGTACTTCCGCCTCCGATAAAACTTGCATTTCCTGTGTCTGCCATGCTTGCAGTACCGCCTTTGGCTGCTGATAGCACCGTTCCCATAGTCGTTCTAGTATCACCAGGGAATGTGATTTTATCTATTCCCGTCAATCTGCCGCCGCTGTCGTTACCGCCGAAAACATAACCAGCGACACCACTATTGGCAGACGCACTTGTTTGATTTCGAGCCGTGGTCAAAGTTGCAAACAGAGTGCTTTTTGTATCTCCTGGGAATGTGACTTTGTCAATACGAGAGTATTGGCCGACAGGGTTATCTGCGCCACCGCAGAAGTATCCGGCGACGCCTGAGTTTGCCATTGCCGAAAGAGTAAATAATGGTGAACTCAAAACTATGCCGAGCGTGGATCTAATTTCGGTAGAAAATGTTAATTTGTCTATCCGATCTATTTCAGCGAAATTTATATCTCCACCGCCACCGAAATATCCAGCGACGCCTGAGTTTGCCATCGATGCTAAGTCATAAACATCATCGGTCAAAGTTATCCCACTTAAAACACTTTTCGTGTCAGAAGGGAACGCCACCTTCTGAATTGCTTTAGTCTGAGTTGAAGCGGCAAACGCAAACCCACCACCGAAATATCCTGCAACACCAGAGTTTGCACAACTGCCCATTTGGTAGATTGCCACTGTCAGTGTCGCCGAACTTACAGACTTCACACCTGTTGCGAAAGTGATTTTATCTACACCTGTCAACCCACCACCAGTGACTCGACCTCCACCGAAATAGCCTGCAACGCCAGACGAGGCGGCTGCCTTATGTGGGCTTGCGAGTATCTGCACCGCTTACGCCTTAAGGTTTCCGACAGCTACCCATTCGTTCGTGTCAATCTTGATGCAAGTCGCAAGAGAGTACTGGTCGTTAGTTTTCAACTTTGCACCACTTGAACGAACCGTGACCGTCGCAGCAGGAGTGATTGTCACGGTTGCTGTGCCTGCCTGAAGAATGTTGATCTGGTCTCCGACCGCAAACGCGACAGTTGCGTTCGCTGGAATTGTGAATGCAACCGCGGTGCCAGATGTGAAACTAATCAACTTGCCGACTTGGGTGAGTGCTGCGGTCACTGCGGTGCCGGACTGGGTATCGAGTGCGACTATTGAAGTCGCCAAGATATTGGCGTTCGCAGCAGTGAATACATCGCCTATCGTGAAGCTTGGTCTGACTGACATAGTTCTCCTATCCTAGCCCAACATCAACATCGTCAAGTTGGTTCGTATCGAGTATGAATTCAGCCAGAATTCTAACCTGACCTAGTTTGAATGATATCCGATGATCGGATGGTGTGATGTCGTGCGAGACGGCTTCAATGAACACGGACTCGGTGCGTTCCAATGGCAGTCCTTGGTCGTATCGTTTAGTCACCGAAATTACATCGGACACATCAAGTGTCAGAACGGTCGGCCACAGTGCCGACCCGCAAGCGTTTAGACTGGTTGAGATCTCATCAAAGCGGATCTTGGGTTCTTGATATTTGTTGAGCAGGTTCTCTGCCAACGCTGATCCTGCCGCCAAAGTATTTAGTGGCACATTCGAGAACGACAAAGTCTGCACACCGTACTGCGCTTGACTTGCAGTACCCGATGCGACTTGTGCTGCTGTCCCACCGTCAACATCTATCTGTACACGGTTGAACAATGTTTCTTGACCGTACGCGACTCCGATCGCCAAGATTGGAATCTCGTTCAAAGCGGTGCCACCGAACGACGCAACAGCGGTTGAGAAGGTGACAGAGATTCTTTCATTGAACTCAATTTCGTTCTTGCGGTTTGCAAACAGTCTGCCGTCTTCGGCGATGGCGACAGATTGCAACGCCGACAAAGTGTTTGTGTTGTCAGCATAAGCGACCGTGCCACAGGTTGCGATGCCTGTTGAGATGTTGCGGAGCGCGGTAGAGAAGTTAACTTCTGGTCTATCCAAGATCGTCGACACACGTTCCGAGGTGAGTTGTGATGAAGGGTTGAATGCGGTCAGCGCGGTGCGTGACAACTCGTACAGTGCGTCCGCGGATTGAATTGACGCGAACGACAGGTTGGGTTGCTCATAGGTGATGTCAAGGTCGGTGATTGCGCCGACGAACAGTTCGGCTGTGCCGGCAAGAATCTTGATCGCTCGCCTCGGAGCCAAGTCGAATGATCCTTGATACCAGGCTGATGCGGTGTTCGCTGGATCAAACAATCGTCCAGAAGCACGGTCGTCAGCCAACACTCGACAGGTGCCAGGTGAGAACTGGTCGGTTTGACTGCCACGACCGCGCTGGATCGCAACCGACAACACATACTCGGTCGCGTCAACGAAGTCACCTGAGCCGTCAAGTACATCGGTTCCGTCAAGTGTTGATGTGTCAAGAATGAACTGGTTGGCGATCTGACCGACATCTAGCAGAACCGTATATGCCTGACCCCACTTCAATGTCTTTGGCATGACTACCTTCTAGGCGCGAAGCCGAGTCGGTCAATCGCGAACGCATCGACCGCTGTGTATTGTTGCAAGAGTTGCACAATCTGTCGACCTGCCTCAACACCGTTCGTGCCGATACCAGTATTGACGACGATCGTGTTGCCACCGCCACCACCACGAACATCGGATGGTACTCCTGAACCTCCAGGTGTTGGCACAGTTGGCAAAGTTGGGATCGTCAAGTTAGCTCGGCCACTAGCAGCAGCAGCATCAGCGACCTTGGCGATCGCTTCGGCAAGATTCAAATAGGCTTCAGTCTCACGTTCAACAGCGTCGGTGAGACGCTCCGAAGCGGTTTCTTGTTGTTCTTTCGCTCGGTTTAACGCATCAAGGAATATCGTGTATGTCGCCGACCCGACCACCGCACCAGTCACCGCTTCGTTCAATACCGTTTGAGCCTTCGACAGTCCAGTGGTTGCTTCATACTGTGCGTCGGTCGCATCAGACACAGCCAACTTTGCTTGAGCCAAACTGATCTCGGCTTCACGGATCATCTGCGGATTCGATTCAGGATCGGCACGAACATCGGCAAGTTTCTTCTCAGCATCACGAACAGCGAACACCGATTCCTCGACACGGTACCCAGAGTTCTCTACACCGCGTTGAGCCTTCGCCAGTTCACGCTGAGCATCCTTGGCTTGTTTTGAATCTTTGCCATATCCGTTGATTGCTTGAGTGAAGTTTTCTTGCGCAGTCGTAAGCGCGGTGTTGGCATCGTTCAAAGATTGTTGAGCCTGAACACTGCCCTTCTGCGCGTTCGTGAATGCCTTCTGTGCAGAAGTAGAACCTTTCAACGCATCGGTGTACTTCTCAAACTTCTGTTTGGCTGTCTCAACAGTTTTGGCTGCACCGCCTGTTTTGGTGTTTAGATCCGTTAGCGAGTTTGACCAGTCATCTGTTTCTTCTTTGACTTTCGGCAGAACTTTGGTTCCTAGCCTGTCAGTCTGGTCAATCAACGGCGAGATCTTGTTGCCACTCAGATTCAACGCGGCAGCCGTGTTCGTCACCGATGCTCGCAACCTGTCAAATGTGGCAGTGACCTTATCGGTACGGTCAATGAGCATCTGTTCAACTGTGATGATTCCGTCGCCACCTGTAACCGATGAAGCGATCGCTCGCAACACGTCAATGAACGCAAACGCGGGTTTGAAGAATCTGACGATTGCTTGTTCAAACTCGATGACTCCGAGAATCATTCCTTCAACAGCGTTAATGACTGTGAACGAGACAGGACCCATCGCGGCAGCAAAGTATTTCACTGCACCAGTCAGACCTTCTTCTTTGAATCCGTCAACTGCGGCTTTCAACGCCGGCAGAATCCGTGTTTGCAAGAACGCCACGAATGTCTCGAATGCCGGCAGAAGTGCGAAACCGATCTCTTCGACTACTTCACCGAATGATGTTTTCAATATCTTGACACGACCTGAGAATGTGTCGGCTGCGGTCGCGGCTGCACCACCGAACTGTTTCTCCAAAGTTCCAAGAATCGCACTGAAGTCTTTTGACTTCTTTGCGCCTTCGTCGAGTGGGACTCCAAGTCGAGTGAGCGCGCCAATGTTGCCGGTCGCCGCACGGCCGAGACCTAACGTCACTGACTCCAAATCGCGACCTGTGGCTGCGGATATGTCAAGCGCGAGATTGAACAGCCGTTGCGATTTTTCTAGATCACCTGTAGCACGAGCAAGGTTGCCGAACGCTGGTCGGAGTTCATCGTCGGCGATACCTGTCGCCAACATCGCCTTCTCAATGAATGCTTCCGTGGCTGAGACCTGTGCAATGGTTGCACCAGCTGATCGGATCAACTGTGCTTCAAGACTTTTCTGTGATGCTTCATCGGCGGCTGCTGCATAGACCGCGGCTGTCGCTGCACCCGCAACCGCTGTGAACGCACCGAATGCGATTAACGCACCCTTCTTTACAACATCAAACGCGTTGCCCAACGAGTTGCCAACTGATTGAAGTTGTCCGATTGTGTCTTGACCTTCTCTGGCAAGTTTCTTGAACGCAGTGATAGCACCGTCGGCGTTGCCGAGGATCTGAACTTTGAATACGCGCTCACCTGCCATGGTGATGCAATTCTACTCAGTTAGCGAGCATCCGTTTGCGCAAGTCCGCCCACTCGCGTTGCATGTCACGATGAATCTCTTGCTGTGTCATACCGTCATATTGTGACAAGTCAACTGGTGCATCCCACCACTTCGGATCTAGAACAACTTTCGCCCAGTTGCCACTTTTGGTTTGTCGAGTTGTGCGGATGCTAGGTGTGAAGAATGTGCGTGTCGGCGCAGCGATGTCGGTGATAGTTGGGTCAATGAACCGCCAACCTGAGTGATGTGTGCGGAATGGTTGACCAGCCTCGTGTTGTGGCAGGTAGAAGATACGAGCAGGATCTTTAGTTGCTGGGTCGCCTTTGAGACCGAGACGCTGATGTGTCTCATGCCAAACTTCTTCCCAGTTATCAACCGGTACAGCCTGCTCGAATGGGATGACAACATGCCAGTGAGGGTTATCTTCACGATGCGACCAAGTTGTGTACGCGAAGTGGATATACGATCCGATATCACAATTCTCAAACGCTTCACCGTCAAGGTCGGCGACTAACGCCCAAATGTGCGACACGTTGCGGTTGCCTCGCGTTGTGTGCTCACGATAAGTGACTGGCGAATACAACGCACCATCGGACTTCTTCTCACGTTCTTCATGATTGCCGAGCATTGAAGCAAACTGCATCCAAGACTCGGCGATCGTCTTTGGATAGACAGACTTGACCGATGGGAACCCGACGACTTCAAACATTGTGCAGAACCTCCTAGGTCAAGGATAGCGAATCCTCAGCCGAATGCAAGCATCAGCCGATGCCTAGTTCCGCCACCACACGGTCTATTCCTTCTAGGTATTCTTTGGCGATTGCGTTTTTGCGTTTGCGCACGGTCGGCCAGAAGAAGTAACCAGACTGACCACGATGTCGCAAGAACTGTTTCGTGGTAGGTGTAGCACCACCACCGAACTCAGCACCGAAGAACACATCACTTCGAGTGACTTTCTTGTTCCGTTTACTAGGCGGTCTAGACTTTGATGGGAACGGTGAGGAACCTCTCAGTTCTAGAGTTGGGAGTCGTTCAGATTTGATTACTCGGAATCCTTTTGCGACTGCCAGTGCTTGTCGAGCGCGACTGACTGTGCCTGCCTCAACAATGACACGCCCTTTCAAGTCTTCTGCAATTATCGCTCCAACTTTGCGCATCTCTTTGTTGAACTGCGGACTCTTCTGCTGAAACTTGCGCATAGTTTCGAACAAGTCTTTGACCACAACTGTGTTCCCTGCGAAGCCGACTGTTGCACCGCTTCCACTACCAAGCGTTCTACCTGTGTCGCCTGGCAGACTAGGAAACTTTGAAGTAAATGCCATCAGTTGATCCTTTGGTTCGGGTTCATCTTCACACTCTTCCAGCGCAGATAGCCGAGCATCGTGTACAGCATTCTAGGTGATTCTTGCAGAAGTAAAGATGGAGCGATGTGGGTCTCACACGCTAGGTATGCGATCAGCCAGTGGGCTGAGGATTCTCCAAAGGGACGATCACCGCAGAGTCGGTTCCAACCTCCACGCTCTCGATTGTTTCAATCCATTCTTCAAACTTCATCGCAGTATTCTTCGTGCGCTTCGTTGCGTGCCACGCCAACCATGCGAGATCTGTGAGGCGTAGTTCTGTTTGAAAGTTCGCGACAGAACGATTCTTCTCTGTTTCGAATGCGATGAAGTCGGCAAACTGTGCAGTCACTTTTACTGTGACAGAGTCCAGCGTCGTTACCTCTAAGTTAATTTTCATTCTTACCTCCTGATTGATTACTTAAGAACTATGCGATTGCTTTCGTGATCGTTCCGCTGATTGGCCACGTTACGTCCGCCGTGTTTAGCTCGCCCACGGCGCCGTTTACCAAACTAAATTCCGTGCATAAAACACTGAAAGTGAAATGTGGCGAACTGGCTGATGCAGCGGCTGTGCCTGCTGGTTTCACAATCATCGTGACAGCGGTTGAACCGATCAATGGTTGAATCAATCCGTCAATCGCGTTGTAGTCATTGTGCAACGAGAGTGTCACAGAATTGTCGATCAAGCCTGACACGCGGGTCACTGCTCCACCACTGCCGAAAGAAGTTGTTGGTACCTCACTTGCTGAGGTGCTTAGGGTAATTGCAGCCACGTTACTGGTTATATCTGTACCGTTGAGGCTCACATTTGAGTTGAGAAGGACTAACTTTGCCATGATTATTTATCTCCTGCCGTTTCGGCTTTTGAGGTTGACTTATCTGGAACCAAGACAATGCGACCGGATGCCACCAGTGAGTCTAGATGATCAAACTCCGCACCATCAATAGTGGCTGGATATTGTTTACCGAGAACAGTGAAGCCCTCAACTACCTGATACTTTGCCATGACCTAAGCGTACACCACGACACGGAAGTCAACAGTGAGGTAGGTGGTATCGTTCGCGTCAACGGTTGAGATGTTAGATGCCTCCTCAACAATCAGAGTCTGGGCATATCCGCCGAGTGTTTGATCGCCTTCGATCGCCGCACGAATCCCGCTGTCATAAGACAGATAGGTGTCGAGTAGGTTCTGTGATGTGCGTTCAGCTGCACGTCCGACGATCACACTGACGGTGAAGACATGTGTGACAAGTCCTCTGCCCATCGCGCCGTGGTAGGTGATTGATTCAAGTGTCGGCCATGCAAGACCGCCGATTGAAGGGTTGACCTGGTCGGGTTGTTGTGCGAATGCGCGAAGGTTCGTGATTGTTGCGAGACGAGTCTGCAATCCTGTTTTAAGTTCGGTGACTGTTGCGGTCATGCAAACATTCGCATTCGGCGATAAGGCTCGACAAGTTGTGCGACGTCTGGGTCGAGTGCGCGTGTCACTCGTATCGCACCTAAGTCTCCGAAGCCGGCAACGCCGAGCGGTGAATCGTAACGCTTAAAGATTCTTGATGCCTGAATGATCACCGCTTGTGTGATCGGTTCAGGCACGGACGGCCAACCATAGACTGCGGTGAGTTGCACGAGTGCTTCTTCACCGTAGTTCGCATTCAAGGTTGGGAACAGGAAGTCGCCGACTGCGCGGATGCGTGTGAACGGAACAGTCAAGCCGTCCAAGATTCCGTTGACTGGTTCTAGTTGGTAGTCGAGCCGTGTGAATGTGACATCGAAGTTGCCGTCAGCCTGTGTCGAAGTTTTGAGTGTCAGTGCAGTCCCAGCGATGTCATCGATCTCGCACACAAACTCATCACCAGCAGTGAACACTCTTGTCGTCGCGGATCCGTATTGCCAGAACTGTCGGTTGGCGTAGCCATCAATCAGTCGACTGGCAGCTCCGGCACAGTTGTCTATCAGTTCGTCGTCTTGTGTGTCGGCTGTACCGATTCGAAGTGCAGCCTTGATCTGGTTGCGTGTGGCGTAGCCGTTAGTGATTGCCATAGTTCCTTATCTTACTTCAAGATCCGTGGTGGGAACTCTACTCCAGGCACAACTTCATGTTCACGCAAGATTGCCCGCATCTGCTCACATTGAAGTTCACCGTTCGCATCGCCTCGAATGCTGTACGAATCTTCTCGCCGAATATGGTCACAAATAGGTTTTGATTTGAACGCAACTTTGTAGCCAAGTTTACGAACCTCCATCCACTGAACCCAATCATTCCAAACGACTTGTCGGTATGGGATTGACCAGAGAACTGACCGACGAATCAGAGATCCGCCGAGCATCGGATTGTGAGATACATGCAGAATCTGATTGAAGCCTTCTTCGGTTGCAGACCAAAGATGTCCATCTTGCATACAAGGGAACGCAATGATCTTTACATCGTCATTAACATCGGTCAGACCGTCTAGCGCGTCAGGGAACCAGATGTCGTCCATTCCGACTGGCATCACCCAGTCCGAGTTGGCTGCGAACATTGTGTCATTCCAATTATTCCACTTGTGGTGCGGTTGAACAATTTCATGCCAATGCTTCGGCAGATTCAAAGGCACAGGTGAAGACACAATCACCTCATCAGGTTCAGTGTTCAACTTCTCCATCTGTTCAACGAACTGTCCACCGAACCTATCCCAGAAGTCACCCCAAACTGTGACACACACAGCGATGCTCATGTCAATCCCAACTCAGATCAAGTCGGCGTTGCAGATCCCATTGACCTGCATCAAGTCTTGCGTTGCGAAGTTTGAACAGTTCATGATTCGCTGTGAAAGTTTCAGCGTTCTTCGCTTGCAGTGATACATCGGACAGAAGTGTTGACGAGTTGTCGTGCATGACGATGTCTTTGAACTCGGTTGGTGTGTAGCCGAGACGAACAGCGCGACGCTCATAATCGTTGTCTTCAAAGTATGCAGGATGGAATGCTTCGCAGAACAAGCCGACATCTTTCACAACTTCGGAACCGATCCACGCGCAAGCCCATCGCGGATCACCTGTCAGAAGTATCTGATTGGAATCACATTCTTGCGAGAACTTTTCTAGTTTGCCTGGCAAGAACCAGGCATCCGAGTTGAGAAGAATCCAACCAGATGCGAACGGTGTCATCTTGATACCAAGATTCCACGATGTCGCAACACCAAGATTGCTTGGCATGTCCATGATGTATGTCTTGCCGTGACGACTGTTGCGTGGCATCATCAAACAGTCCTGCTCGATCTTGCCTCCGTTGTCGATGATGATGATCTTCTCGACTGGGAAGTCAAGAGAATCAATGCACCGTTCAAGTAGGTCGTATCGGTTGAGAACTGGGATGATTACGACCGGCACCATGCGGACAACTCCTTCATTGTTGGCTTCCAATGCTGTTCAAATACTGTGTCGGCTCCGTACCCTAGGGCATGGGTGATCGCCTGCTCAGAACGCCCTCTGGGCGCGTTATAAGCCGACTTGAGGGCATTCACGATGTCAGGCACTGACGGTGTGAAGAACCAAGACTTCTGAGCCGCATCCCACCATGGCTGACCTTCCACCGTCCAGCCGTCGCCGACCAGCTCAGGTTGTGCAGTGAAGTTTGAGACAATCACTCGACATCCACACGCTTGCGCTTCAATGACTGGAATGCCGAACCCTTCACCCATCGAGCAAGCCAACAGAACATCTGACGCGGTGTACATCGCAGCCATCAGATTCTGTGGCATACCGTGCCGATATGCGTACTGGTCGACAATCTTGTATTTGTCTGAACTGACTCCGCAAGCGTCAAGAAGTTGAATCAGATTGATACCAGACATCGCACCCATCGGTTCGGTGTAGAGATACAGAACAGCATCAGGATGATCTTTCGCAAAGATTGAATACGCGAGCAGATTCTCTGCCCATGCCTTACGCGCAGGTTGACTGCCTTTGTTCGTTGCGACCATCGAGATGACGAATCTGTCTTCTTCCCATCCCATAAACTTTCGGCCAGTCATCTTGCCACCATCCGCCAACGCAATATTTTCAGTCGGTTTGAACACAGGTTCAATCGCGTGAGGAGCATACAGATGATCAATGCCTGCGATGTTCAACATTCGTGAACCAAACTTCGACATCGCAATCGGTTTCACGTTCTCACGCGCACACCACTCCAACACATCTGGCGGTGCAGGCTGATGATCAATCGGAACCCATGACGCGATGTTCTTCAACTCTTTCAACGAATCAGATTTCAACACCCAAACATCAAACAAAGTCATCAACAATGTTGGTGTCGAAAGATCTTGACTTGCCCATTCCATTGTGTGCGCAACCACAACATCGTCGCTGTATGTCGCGAGTCCTTGTGGATACATTTTGAAACCATTCCAAGTCGATACCGAACCCGCAAGTCCGTACATCGCGTGGACTGCTATTTGGTGGTCTTCTTTCGCGAGCCTTTGGATGACTTGCGCGGTTTGCTGTCCGTATCCGGTGGCAGCCCAAGGTGCGTTTGAATACCAGACGACTCTGAGTCGGTCGGGATTGGTTGGTCTGATATTTCCAACGAGTGCGCTACGCCCGCTCGGAGCAACCGCTCCGCTAACGCTCCTGGCATCTCGACTGGTACGCCTTTTATTATTACCGTTGTCCACATGATCCTCCTAAGAATAGTGCAGGGATAGATAAAGCCTCGGCAAGTCCTGCACGACCGACCGAGGCTTAATCTTAGTCACAGTCCTTGCGGACTGCTATGTCTTTATTCGGATTAGTTCCTGATTATCAGGATGCTCCACCGATGAAGTGTTTAACGTGTGATGTTTGTGGCAAGTTGCCGTCAACACGCATTGTTGCGCGGAAGGTAACAAGTCCGGTGTTGAATGCGAAGTCATCGCTTCGATCCAACTTGATGCCGCCAACTTGGCGAACGAAGTAACTTGGAAGGTGTCCGAAGATAACCGACTTCGCTGCTGTTCCTGTGTTGGCCATGCCTGGGTTCTCGAACACTGGGTATCCGAGGAGCAAGTCATTCGCATCAGCGCTTAGTGCTGGTGAGAACACAAAGTTGCCTGCTGTGTCCTTCAACGAACGCATCTTCGCGATTGAAGACGAGTTCATCTGGAAGCCTGAACCAGCCAAACGACGACCAGCTGTGTCTACTGAGTAGACGAGGCTGATCAAGTTATCTGCTGTGAAGGCACCAGTTGTTGCTGTTGCGCCAGTTACACCGAGGCTTGATGCCACGACGATACCTTTTGGTTGTGCTGTTCCTGTACCAGTTGTCAACGCATCGTTAACTCGGAAGCCAAGTTCGTTGCCGACCTGTGTTGCCAAGAATGACAAGATGTCGACACCGCTGTCTTCAATCAACTCGGATGAGAGTTGTACGAGGAACGAGAACTTGAACGCGCCAAGTGTGATGAACGAGTTGAATACTGGATCCGACTCGCTGATTGCTGTTCCTTCGCCAACGATTGCAGCAGTTGAATACTGGGCAAGCGATGGAATCTGAAGGTTCTCACCTGATGCTGTGTTCAAGACCGTTGAAGTCTGGAGCATTGGACCAACCGTACGAGCAAGCATGATCACTTGGTCGTAGAACGAAGTCGGTACTGGTGCGCCAGTTTGGGTTTTGACGAGATCGCGCTTCTCAAACGAGTGCGAACGAAGTTCGCCCTTCGCCATCGAGCGGATGACTTCTGCATCTGAACGAACGCCGCGTGGAGCGTCAGCGACAGGACGAACCTGATCTGCCATCTCGCGTGTTGCTGCATCCAAACGAAGTTCACGAGCCTCATCGGCGCGCATCTTCTCGATTGTTGCTTGACGATCTTCAAGTTCTTTGCTGATCTTGTCGTATGTCTGTGTTTCTTCTGCTGTCAAGTCGCGCTTCTCAGCGGTTGCAACATCAAGAATCTTCTTTGCGGCTTCCC